TGCATCAAGCGCACCCGGTTTAGTGTCACATTCGGTATCACGCGAAGCGGACACGCAAAAATCAGGCACAGGAGTACGCATACCCGACCCACGATCTTCGGCAACCATCTTCGCCTCCCGTTTACCATCGGACTCATTCTCATCTTCTGACGACTCACCATCATCCACACGAATGCTAATGGCGGTGGGTGCTATGGGCCGATGCAACGGGTTAAACTGGACCGGTTCTTCGGTCACAACAGGCTCAACCAAATCCTGCACAGCGTGGTAGCACGCAACACGACAACCATGCTTACACTCCGGGTAACTAAGCAAGTTACCCCCCACTACAGTGCCAGGGGCAGGAGTGAAAGCAGATTTAAGTGATGCGCCATCACGCAATGGGAGCAACTGTTTCATATCAATCAACGCATCCAGATGTGCAGCATAAGCCCGCAGTGCCGACTCAGGCAACTGCAAGGCAAACGCTGCTTCAGCCCACATCGCCTGCTCGCTAGGTATCGACGTTATCGGCGTCTCAGCCATGCGGGCAGTATACGACATAAGGCTGTCATCACGCATCGCAATATCCGCAGGAGTCAAGCGCATAACCGCATGAGTCCAATGTGATATTATCGGGGTTTTAGGATCTGTGATCGAAAAGCCCAACGCACGATTATACAAAATCAATGCATCGGGTATCGTAGTGTCACCACTCGGATAAACATGCAATTTGCTCAGCTGTCGAGGCAAATCTGCCATATTACCGGGGTGATCGAACGGTTGCGGATAAATCCGTCCGAGAAAAGACGCGCGACAGGCCGATGGGCGTGCTGTTGCCTTCAGACTAAGCCCAAAATCGGCCGCAACTTCTTTGTATTGCGCTTCACCAAGATCTGCGGAAATACCATCATCACCGCCATAAATGCCCAATTTAGCCCATGCCTCGACGGGGCTGCTACCAGCCTTGCGATAGGCACAATAAGCAACAAACGCATTTGCGATCGTGTTGCCAATTGATGTATCTGCAGCACCCGACAGACGTGAGCCATCAGGCCGATACCGAACGCCAAATGCAGTACGTGCAGATGCGTCGGTCATGGCCCGGATTAACTGGGAAATTATGGCATGATGTTGGTGTGGGAACGCCGCTTTCAATAAAGTCTCCTCAAAGTCAAAGAAAGCTAATGAGTGTGTTCCATCAAACCGCGAGAAGTCAGTTTCATTAAGGAGCCGTGCCCGACTAGCCACGGCCACTACGCGTTGAGCAACCTTGTCAGGATGCATACCAAACGCGTACCACTGAAACTGCTTACAATACTTTGCCAATGCCTGTGTATACTGGCTGAACAACAAACAATGCTCAGCTGGCAAAGTGGTAATATTACGAGGGTCCTTGGGGTCAACATATGACTCCGCTTTTGCAAAAGTACGCAATTGCACAGGCTCTTTAGTCTCGTCCGCAATGCGTTTCATATATGGACCCAGAGCCGGCGAAGCAGCTGTGTTGCGCACCACCTGAGCTGGGCGCCGCTGCGATTGAATGACCTCATCAACGGTAACAGGTACTAACACACCCGTAGTTGGGAACATGTGCGAAATAAATTCCGCCATATATCCAGTATACCGGGGTATAAACTTAACCTGTGGATTATGAACCGCGATGATTCGCCGGTCAATCGACCATACATCATTAGCAACAGACCGATCTGGAATGAACGCCGCGTTCAGTAACACCGGAGGAGCTACGACACGCATGGCAGTCTTTGGGTGCACAACCAGATCGGGTAAGGGCAAACGATGATACGATTCCGCTGGGACGGCCCGAGGCGCATACGGAGTATGCGTCGCCAACAAATCAGGCCGTGAGCGAACCGGATAATTATGGTAGATAATGGCTTGGGCCAATATCGCTCGATTAATATCGGCATAAGCTGGCTGCAAAAATGGCATCAGATCATGATGTTTCATATCGCCAAGCTCCAAGCGCGCATTCAAAATTGTCTGCATGCTAGACGTCACTCGAATGGACGCGGCTCCATCAACCGCGGCCAGGGACATGGTAGCATCTAGACCAGAATGAATAATCATCGCAGTCGACACCACATTTCCTTTCATGTTCGTAACAGAATGGACCAATTGGCGCCGCCGCAACGTTGAGACCGCAGGTCCCAAATAGTCGGTATTGGCAACATATTTCGGAGTGAGTAATACAATTGACCAATGTTCACTAACCGGCACAGACTCGACTGCGTAAGTGATTCGCAACCCAGGGTAGTCAACGGAAAAATAATCAACATTATAATTCCACAACTTGTGCCGATACTCAGCCCCACCCGCCATGCGCATGCGGATGGTATTGTCCGGATTAGTTTGCCA